CGTCGTCTATGAAGAACGAGACAAATCAAAGTACATCAAACTTCTTACCGAATATATTAGAAAGTTTGTTAGAGATAAACTGGAACTCTATGGAACCGAATAAAGAACTAGAACAGGCAATTCAAAACAAATTTTTGACACCATCTAAATTTGCATTAGAAATTGAAAAAATTGTTGCAGAAGAAAAAATTAATTATATTGATGCCATCGTACACTATTGCGAACTCAATGAACTTGAGGTAGAATCGGTGACTAAACTTGTATCTAAACCACTGAAAGAAAAACTGAAGTGGGATGCTACGAGACTTAATTTTATGAAACGAACTTCGAGAGCAAAATTGCCTTTATGAAAGTGACTCCATTTGATACTTACCAACATTATTTGTCACTCAAAAATCACTTCACAAATCCAAAATACGATTTCTTCAAGTATGGTGCGAAGACCCGTGCCAGTATGGCATCCTTCAACAAAAGGAAGGACAAATACTGGTTCGAAAAAACTTCACGTAAATACTCTGATGAGGAAGTTGTAGATTTTCTTGTATCTAATTTCACTGCTGCCGATAACCCGCAAAACCTATGGATTGGGGAAATTATAAATTCTGGCGAAAGAACTTACGCCGATTGGAAAAGGAGGAAACAGAGTTCGACTTACTTGTTCAAAGAACAAAGCAACGAATTACTCTCGAACAACGAATTAGAGACTCTATTCGATTGTTCGAAAGGGCATCCAATCCTGTTAAAAAAGTATCTTGGTGGAGACGTAAGTCTTGAGACTTTCGTAATCTACGATAAGATATTCTCGTTTAGGAAAAAGTTTGATAAGAAACTGCTAGACCCTGTTTGGGAAACCGTCAGTTTAAAAATACAGAAGTATTCTCCATTTCTAAATACTGATGTGTTCAAATATAAAAAAATTTTGCGGGAAATTGTAAATGAGTGAGTTTTTTCAATCCGAAATTATTCAGGAAGAACTGAATGAAATCAATCGACTTCAAGAGAAAATTTACGGAAGTTTATTTTCCTTTGGAGCAATGACCCGTGAAGATAAACTTGAGCATGTTGAAATACTTACAACCTTGCTTGAAAAGCAAAAAGTAATGTATACTAGATTATCTCTTTCAGACGATCCACAAGCGATTGAGATGAAAGAGAATCTTCGCAAATCGGTCACTCTGATGGGATTTCCACCAGAGACTGATATGCAAACCTTATTTGATAGTATGAATGCCACAATCAAATCTCTCAAAGACTACATTGACGACTGAGAGAATTCTTGCTATACTATCCAAGTAAATCCAACAAATCCAAACAATCTGAGGTAATCCGAATGTCTTTTGCTGATCTTAAGAAGCAATCCAAACTGGGTTCTCTGACCGCCAAACTGGTCAAGGAAGTCGAAAAAATGAATAATGCAGGTAGTTCAGGCGATGATCGTCTGTGGAAACTGGAAGTAGATAAAGGCGGTAATGGTTATGCCGTTATTCGTTTCCTGCCTGCCCCGAACGGTGAAGATCTTCCGTTTGTCAAACTGTACTCCCATGCCTTTCAAGGTCCTGGTGGTTGGTACATCGAGAACTCTCTGACCACTCTGGGTCAGAAAGACCCCGTTTCCGAATACAACACGATGCTGTGGAATAATGGCACAGATGCTGGTAAAGATGCCGCACGTAAGCAGAAGCGTAAACTGACTTATGTTGCCAACATCTATGTTGTCAAGGATCCTGCAAATCCTGAGAACGAAGGTAAAGTCTTCCTGTACAAGTTCGGTAAGAAAATCTTTGACAAGATCACTGCCGCAATGCAACCTGAGTTTGAGGACGAGGAAGCAATTGATCCCTTTGACTTCTGGGGTGGTGCTAACTTCAAACTGAAGGCAAAGAACGTTGCCGGTTACCGTAACTATGACTCTTCAGAGTTTGCACGTCCGGACGCACTGCTTGACGACGATGACGCTATGGAGGCAATCTGGAAGAAGGAGTATTCTCTGGAAGAGTTTGTTGCTCCCGACCAGTTCAAGTCCTATGATGAACTGAAAAAGCGTCTGGACTATGTGCTCGGCATTAAGGGCACTCCTAAGTTCCAAGATCAAGAGTCTATTGAGGAAGAGGAAGAGTTCCGTGCTCAAAATCGTGGTGATTCCGCACCTTCCGTTCCTCAAAATATGAAGGACGAACTAGATACACTCTCTTCTAATAATGAAGAGGATGATGATACTCTTTCATATTTTGCCGCACTCGCAGCAGATTGAGTTAGTTGGAAATAGTGACTCTCGTATTTTCAGTTTGAATTAGAGAGTCACTTATATATTGAGATGACTTACTATATCTCATAATAGATCTCATATCATTCAAAAATTGTTGCAAATATCTTGGTCTCAGTAAAGAGATTAAGGATTTTTCTTCATTTTTGCGAGTTTCATATACGTAATTTGAAATACCGGTTCTTACATCAACTCCACTTATAACTTTTTTTGATCCATTATCACTATAGTTTAAAACAAAACCTTCATTAACCACTTTACCGGCAGGAAGAATTAATCTTCCACTTGAATCTTTGATTTCTTTTGTTTCATAATGATGAGTTTCACTCAATTTTTCTACACCATATTTTTTCTCAACATGTCGGTATAATTGATAATTTGTGAGTGGCCATTCATCTCTCACATTGATAATACCTGCTGTCATTAAAACAACCCAGTCAAGTTGAGCACTTCCATAAAATGCTTCGGCAACAACATCAGGTCTTACTCCATCAGGAATTCGATATTGTTCAAAAACTGTTACAACATCTTTCAAATCATCACGAAGTTTGTTTCTTCTGAATAAATTTTTAACTACTAGATAATCTTGAGATGAAATTGCATCAGACAAAAATGACTGATAAGCAACGTCTGGTAATTCTCTGAAGTATCCCATTTTAGTATCCTACTCCTATTGATTCTGGATCATTATAATCATCATCATAAATTGGTTCAAGTTCTTTAAATCCAAGTTCTAAAACCATAGAAACTGGAGAACCTTGTTTACCGGCATAAGTTGCATAAACACCTTCACCGGTATAATTAACCGACATATCAGTTAAGACACATTGTTTAAAACTATGTAGAAATGGATGAGGACCACCTCCTTGCATATAAGTAAGTTCAAATACATTTGGAGTTTCTAAATATAAATTTGGGGATGGACTATCTCCAGACCATCCCAATTGTGGTGACATATTTTGTTTAAACGTATTAATAATTAGTTTTATTTGTAGTGCTTCGTTTTCGTTTCTGGGTGTCATTTTAAAAGAAAACTTAAATGATCTGAGAGTCACTCCATTAAATAAAAGTTCGACATTTTGATTTAGAATTTGCCCAGTTGTTCTTCCAAAAATAGCATCTCTTGTTAATGATCCCCCAACGGGTATGTTTGCTGCTTGTGCAAAAATATCCGAAGTTATAACATCTCTAAATGCTTTTGCATTCCCTCCTTGAAACATGTTTGTGGCAACATTCCCAGCTGATGTTGTTAGTTTGGACAGTACATCATTTAATGGGTTCTTGATATTTGCTGGTGCTTTTGGTTTGACAGAACCTACTATATTACCGTAAACACTTGATGTAAGACCATCTAGATTTCCTTTTGAGTAAGTTACTGAATTTCCATCTTGAATATTAGACGGCATTGGTAATAATATTGTGCCTTTTCCCATTTCTAATTTTGCTGTAGTAAGATTAGAGGGTATTGTCTTACTGATTGCTAGATTGATTGCTTGATTTTGTTGTGGATTATTATTAAATTTGGTGTTTGTTCTTGTTGAACCATTAGCAGTTAAACTATTAGATAATCTTTTTGATGGAACATAATCTCTAATATCAATTTTTAAATAATCTGTTTCATCAGTTAATGCTTCGTATGGATATCTTAAAGTCTTACCACGTATTTTATCAGGTTTAATACTGCCGGGAGGAAGGGGAGTAATTGGTAACCCAGGATATGGTGTCGTTGTTGGGGGCTGCGGCGGCTGCTGCGGTTGCTGCGGTTGTACGAGACCGCCACTGGTGCCAGTGGTGCCTGGGAATCCTAGCGGCGCGTTAGGTATCATTGTCATTAGTATCCTACTCCTTGTTCTATAGGTATTTCATTATAATCTTGAGAGTAAATCGGTTCAAGTTCTTTAAATCCAAGTTCTAAAACCATAGAAACCGGAGTTGAATCATTATAAACTGAATAAACCCCTTCACCGGTATAATTAACCGACATATCAGTTAAAACACATTGTTTAAAAGTATGTAAGAAAGGATGTTTGGATGCACCCCTCTTATAAGTAAGGTCAAAAACGGATGGTGTTTTTAAAAAAAGATCTTCATCAGTGGATAATTTTGCTGCCATTTGTCGTTTAAACGTATTAATAATAAATTTTATTTGTTCTGCTTCTTTATTATTTCTAGGTGTCATTTTAAAAGAAAATTTAAAAGACCTTATAGTCGCACCATTAAATAAAAGTTCGACATTTTGATTTAGAATTGATCCAGATTCTCTGGCAAAAACATCATCTCTTGTTAATGATCCCCCAATGGGTATGTTTGCTGCTTGTGCGAATAAATTTTTTGCTATAATGTTTCCAATATCATCTCCTTGGTTATAAAATGTGTTTCCCAATTGGGATACTTTTTCGGTAAGAAGCGACATTAGTTGTTGCATTGGCGTCGGTGTCTGTCCCTGTCCCTGACTGGAGTTTGGCAGATTAAATGTCTGAACACTAATATCATCATAAATCTGTGATGTTATTCCATCTAAATTTCCTTGCGAAAAACTTACAGAATTTGAATCTTGTATATTGGAAGGCATTGGCAGAAGTATTGTTCCTTGTGCTTTTTTAAAATTGGTTTTGGATATATCTCCAAGACTTTTAGCACCTTTATTAGGATCAAAAGTCGTGAATAAATCTCCAGTTTTAACACCACCAGTAGGATTAAAAGTCGTTCCCCTTCTCGTTGTTCCGTCAGAATTTCTACCACTCACCAATCCACCATCACTCAAAGTTCCTGGAGAATTGTATTCTCTAATATCAATTTGCAAATAATCTGTTTCATCAGTTAGTGCTTCATAAGGATATCTTAAAACTCCACTAGTCATTTATCTTACTTTTTAGTTATTTAGAACGAAGACTTGTAAAATTGAGCTCTATAACATCAGACATCTCTTCTGGGTAAACTTCATACAGTTGTCCGGCAATTTGGTCATAATTATATTGTCTTCTATCACCCCAGTGAAAGTTGATTCCACGAAATCCCCAAGAGAAGACATCAGTTACACCGACAAGTGGAAATTCATCATATCTAACTCCCGGAGTTTTTGCAGTATAAAAGAAAGTATAATATTTTCCAACCGAAGCATTCCTACCACTCTCACTCAAAACTCCAATCAGTTCTTCCATAATATCATCTGGATTTTCGATACCAACTAAACTATCAACCACACCACGAACTCGATTTTCTTGGTCGTCTGTTGGATATGAGAATGTCATTTGATACCTAACTCGTTTTCTGTAAGAACCTTAAATTCATAACCACGATCTAAACACCATTCTTTAGCAGCTTCCCATTTTGCCTGATTCTTGGCATATTCCATAACTTCATAGATATAACCCTTTGTCTTTCTCTTTTGGACTTTGGGTTCAATACACTGCTTATATGGTTTGATTTCAATAATTGACTTTTTAATCTTCCCGTTATTATCTTTATATTTAATATAAAAATCTGGGAAGTATCTGTGATATCTGTTATCAACTGGTGATCGATAGGGGACTACAATCTCCTCACTTCCCCATTCTAAAATATTTTCATTCTTATCACAATAAACCATAAACTTGCGCTCCCATAAGGAACGATATACTATATTAGTGTGATCACCCTTGTATTTTTTTGGATATGAAGGTTGGTATTTTCCTTTATATGACATCTAAATAACTAATAATAAAGTAGTCGTATAAGGTATTTAGAGTGGCAAATAATCTTGTCAAATCAATAAAAGAAGCCAGGGAATTAATTGGAAATCCCGCACTTAATAATTATTATTTGGTCGAAATACCAACTATCTCAGGAATTGGAGTTGGAATTAGTGCTGACTTGAGAAATCATATGATAAAGTATGCCAGATTATCTGATCTAACGTTTCCGGAAAAAAAACTGGGTCTTCTCTGTTCAGAGGCATCATTACCAACATCATCATATGCAACCGCAGAGGTCAAGGATAATTTTCTTGGGGTGACACAAGAATTTGCTCATACTCGACTTTATGCCGATATAGATTTTACTTTTTATGTGGATGGGAAATATGAATCTATAAAGTTTTTTGAGGGATGGATGGATTATATTTCTGGTGCTGGAGAAATATCACAGTTTAATATTTCGAAATCACCTGGATATTTTAGAAAAATGGCATATCCGGACTATTATAAAGTTAAAAATGGAATGAAAATTACGAAATTTGAGAGAGATATTAAAAGTAGATTAGAGTATACTTTTATTAATGCATTTCCAAAAGGAATGACAATTAGTCCAATTTCTTATGGTCCTGCTGATTTACTTAAAGTGACTGTAAGTTTTAACTATGATCGTTATCTTATGAACTATGTTGATATTCCGGATGTTATAGTTGAAGATCCTGGTGCAGGAGATACTACTTACGGAGAACTCCCTACGGGGAATGAGAATAAAAACCCCCGTTCTTAGATCTCTCCCCAACTGGGATAAATAACTAAACCTGAGTTGTATTTTTTAAAATGCCTTTACCCAAGATTAATACTCCAACCTATGAGTTGGTATTGCCTTCAAATGGGAAAAAGATTAAATATCGTCCATTTTTAGTCAGAGAAGAAAAAATTCTGATTATGGCAATGGAATCTGAAGATATGAAACAGATGACCGATGCCATCGTTCAAATTATTGGAGATTGTATTCTTTCAAAAGATGTCAAGGTTGAATCTCTTGCGACTTTTGATATTGAATACCTTTTCTTAAATGTTCGTTCTAAGTCTGTTGGTGAGACAGTAGAAGTCAATGTGACTTGTCCCGATGATGGGGAAACTAAAGTTGAGATGGAAATCGAAATCGATTCCATCAAAGTTCATAAAACCAGAGGACATAAGAATATTATCAAACTTGATGATAATCTTATGATGAAACTTAAGTATCCATCTCTCGATCAATTTATTGAAAATAACTTCGAAGTATCGGGAACAAACAGTGAAGTAAATCAATCACTCTCGATGATTACATCTTGTATTGAGATGATTTATAATGAGGAAGAAAGTTGGGAAGCGGCAGATTGTACCAAAAAAGAACTTGATGAGTTTGTTGAACAACTGAATACGAAGCAGTTTAAGGAAATTGAAAAGTTCTTTACAACGATGCCAAAACTCTCTCATAAAATTAAGGTCAAAAATCCAAACACTGGAGTTGAATCTGAAGTTGTTCTGGAGGGACTGGCAAGTTTTTTCAGTTGAGTATGGCTCATACTAATCTTGAGTCATACTATAAGGTTAATTTTGCCTTGATGCAGCATCATAAATATTCATTAACAGAGTTAGAAAATATGATTCCGTGGGAGAAGGATATTTATCTCACTTTACTTGAACAATATATTGAGGAAGAAAATCTAAAGGCGCAGCAACAGAATGGAATTTAGTTCCCAACTTTTCACGGCACCAGCAATTAAAAGCAATAAAATCTCTTCCTCTTCTTTTACTGGTAGAGGTGCCGGTATTTCTGCACCAAAGTTAAATGTTAGTAATATTTCAAGGGTAGTCTTTAATACAAAACCTAAAGATATTGAACGAATTGAAGCAATTACAAATGTCGTAGAAGAAAAACCAAAGATAGTTGAAAAGATTTTTAATGTCGTAGAAGAAAAACCAAAGATAGTTGAAAAGATTTTTAATGCCGTAGAAGAAAAACCAAAGATAGTTGAAAAGATTTCTACAGAAGTAATAAAAGTTCCGAAAGGAATGGGATATGGGAGTATTCATAGTGGTCCTAATGTAGATCCAAAATATCTAAGAAAAGAAAAAACTCCTTTTGAACAGACTCTTGTAGAAACAAATAAAATTCTTGTAGAAATACAGGAACAACTTTTATTAGACTATTCTTCTAGAATTGCAAAAGAAAAAAAAGAAATTGCAAATATAAGGAAAGCAGAATCAAAGAGAAAATTTTCTGCTAAAGAAAAATCTGTAGAGGCAGTTAAAAAAATTAGTGGTGGAATCACCGGAACAATTAGCAAAGTTGCCGCACCAGTTAAAGGAATTTTTGATAGAATAAAAGAATTTTTTGGTTTAATACTCACTGGCATTATTACAAATGTTGCCTTTACCTGGTTAGCAGATAAAAAAAATCAAAAGTTATTGGGTGATATTTTTAATTTTATTGGGACTACAATTCCTTATCTGGTAGTTGGATTATTAGGATATAAGATATTTAAATGGGGAAGAAGATTATTTAGAATAGGAAGATTTTTATGGAGACTTCCTGGCAGAATTTTACGGTTATTTGGTCTTAGATCTGCTGCATCAACCTCTGCTGGTGCTGGTGCAGATACTGCCAGAAGGGGTGGAGGATTCTTTAGAAATACGGCAGGTCAAAGAAGAGGTCTTACTGTAGGTAGAGAAATTCAATCAAGGGTTGTTCCTGGAAGATTTAATGTGGCAGGTGGTGCCATAAAAGAAAATGTAGAGGTTATAACAAGACAAAAAAATCTATTTAATAAAACACTTCAAGGACTTGAAGTTAAGGGAAAAATGTTCGGGAGAAATTTCCTTAAAGTTCTTGGTGCCGGTCCAGGAAAGAAAACATTAGTCAAATCACTTTTAAAGTTTGCCAGACCAATTTTAAAAAGAATTCCAATTGTTGGAGCACTGATTGATTTTGCCTTATCGGTGGCTATGGGTGAAAATATTGGTAGAGCGGCATTTGGTGCAATTGGTGCCGCACTTCTTGGTGCGATTGGAACATTCTTGGGTGGTCCAATTGGAACATTTATTGGTGGTCTTGCCGGTGACTGGGCAGGCAGACAACTTTATGACTTATTCTTTGGAAACAGTAGTTCAAAAGATGTTGCCGAACAACAACAAAAAGATGCAACAAAAACAGGAAAAGTTGATCCTGATAGTGTAGATCCTGCCAAATTTAATCGTGGTGGAACAGTTCCTGGAAGTCCAATATTAGCATCAAACGGAATGACAGTTCCTGGAAGAGGATCTGGTAATGTTGATACTGTATCCGCAAGGCTTGCTCCAGGAGAAGAAGTTATAAGAACATCATCTGCGATGTTATACAGACCACTTCTGAAAGATATTAATGATAATGCCGGAAGATTATGGGCAGGATTTGAGATGGGGGTCAATAAAATTATGATGGTTTCCAAGTATCAAGAAGATGTTCAGAAAGAATTTGCCGCTACTTTAGAGGATCATGATAATTACTTAAGAAATCTAAAGACTGAAAAAATATCTTCTGGAGGTGGTGGAATTGGTAGAGGAGGTTCGGCATTTAGATTGACTGGTAGAGGTGGATTTTCTTCTAAAGATGTTACTTCCAAACAACCAAAAATTGCTTCTGTTAATATGACACCTCCATCTTCATCTGGTGGTGGAATGATTTTCTTGCCAATGATGATGCCCCCACAGAGATCAAAACCACCACAAATTCCACAAATGCAGAGTCCTGCAACTGGTGTTGAATCTGTACCTTCATCTAATGTTGCAAATCCTTGGATGTTATTTGTACCAGAACTTTATGGCATTATGATATAAGGAGATAAACAATGGAACAACAAGTAGAAAAACTCAAACTTAATGTCACCAATATAAAAAATTCTTTATTTTCTAATAATAAAGAATTAAAGAAAATAGAAAAGGATAAAACTAATTTATTTTCGAGATTAGATAAAAAAAGAACATTAAGAGAAGAAGAAGGTAGATTAGAAAGTAAAAATCTTGGTATAGGATCTGGATTTTCCAAAATTGCGAGCACAATTACTTCTCCAGTAAAGGGTATTTTTGATCGAATTTTGGAATTTTTTGGATTAATTGCCGCTGGCATACTGCTTCAAAATCTTCCTATTATTCTTAAACAGGTAGAAGATTTTTTCAATAGTGATTTTATAAAGGGTGTTGGTAATGTTTTAGGATTTATAGGAAATGGCATTTTACAACTCGCACAGTTTGTGGGATTGTTTCCTAAATCCGAACAAGATAAAATTAAAAAAGATGCCGATGAAACTAATAAAATAATTGATGAAGATATAAAAAATGCGGATCGTGCTGAGAGAGATATAATTAATCTTGAAAAACTTTTGGGGAAGAGTGAAGAAGATAATGAACCGGAGCAATCTATCGAATCTCCTCAATCAGAACCTGATAAGACAGTTACACCCAAAGAACCCAAAGAACCCAAAGAACCTTCAGATACACAAAAACCAGAGTCAACTCAACCAATAACGGCAAAAAACCCAGTACAATCATTTAATCGTGGTGGAACGGTAAAAAGCACTCCTGAAAAACTTTCGGAAAGACAAGCATATCAACCACAAAAAAGTCGTCAATCACCGGAGGGTAAGAAAGCTCAAAGAGATGCAAATAATGGATTTATCAATTTTCCAATAGCAGTTGATAAAATTATTGATGTTACAAAAGAACACGAGAAGAATATATTATTATATGCTGATGTTCTGAAAAAGGATAGAGGACTTAGATCTGGAATTACAACAACTTCTCCTACTCCTCCAGGTCCTACTATAGGACCACCAGCAATGGTTACGGGCGGAACAAAACCATCACAAGCACATTTCAATAGTCCTGTTGGTTGGAGAGGTCATCCAATTCATGGGGGAGTGAAATATCACACTGGTGTTGATGTATCAATGGGGTTAGGAACTCCAGTATCTTCTGCTCAAGACGCAGAAGTAATACATGCTGGTGATAAAGGTGATGGGTATGGATATTCTGTAGTCCTGAGACATACGGATGGAGCAGAAACTAGATATGGACATTTTCAATCAGTTAATGTAAAGACAGGACAAAAAATTAAAGCTGGACAGTTATTAGGAAAGGAAGGTTCGACAGGAGATTCAACTGGATCTCACGTTCATTTTTCACACTATCCACCTGGCAGTGGCGGAGCAATGAGTTATGGTGGTGAAGGAGTCGTGACTGTAATTACTGAAAATAACAAATCCTTTATGGATAGTTATTTTAGATATGGTGGAAATGTCAAACCACTAGGTACTAGTGGTGGCAATGGTGGTGGCCGTGTTGGTGTTTCCTTAGGCCCATTAAATAGTAGTAGAAATCAATCAGTTTTTATCTACGCAGTACAACCAGTTGAGACTTATGTTCCATTCCCATATCCAATGCCAGTAGAAACACCAGTCGCATCATCATCACCAACACCACAATTGTCATCAATATGGAGAGGTTAATATAAATGTCATCAGCTTTAAGTAAATCTTCATTTAAAAAATTTATAATTAAAAAAATTAGTAGTGGAAAAATAGTAGATCTTAGTGAAGATTTGACGGCCAATCCAACATCTACCAAAGTAATTGGAATTAATTATTACGAGAGTCTCTTTTCTCCGCAGATAACCGCAACTGTGATTTTAGTTGATACTGGTGGATTATCTGTATATGATAGTAAATATGATACGCAAGAAAGAACTGGAACAATAGTTTCTACACTTCCTCTTGATGGTGATGTAGAATTTGAGATCGAGATTGAATCAAAATATGGAACAATATCAAATACATTTCTTTATGATACACACTCATCACCTTCAGAAGATTCTAATAGAGGTGCAACTGTCATAAATTTAAATTCCAAATATGAAAAATTAAATTCAGAATCAACTGTATATGGAACACATCGTGGCAATATTGGAAATTCTGCCGAAAAATTAATTAAAGATTACTTAAATAATCCACCATCTACTGTTGAAAAAACAAAAAACTCTTATAATTTTTCGGGAGAAAGTCGTGATGTTTTTAGTGTATTAATTGATATCGCATCAAAATCAATTCCTGTAGATGGTAATCCCGGATTTTTCTTCTATGAGACACAATCTGGATTTAATTTTAGATCAATTGATAGTTTGATTTCTCAACTACCTGCGGAAACATACTACAAAAATGCCGTTGTGCAGGCAAATCTTGATAATGATACAAATGATTTTAAAATTTTACTTAATACTGACATAAAAAAAGGAAGTATTGCAAACTTAGAAAAAACTGGAGTTTTGAAAAACAGAACAATATTTTTTGACCCCATCACTCATGAGTATACTGAAAAAGAAAATACTTTAGACTTATCAAAAACTTTAGGAAGAATAAAAGAGTTTTCAGATTCAGACTCTTTTACGAGAACATTTTTTATGACAAAGGATTATGGAACATTTGATCCTGGTGTTGAAAATTTATTGAATAATGATCCGACCGAATGGCAGGCAAAATCTCCGATGAGATATAATTCTCTGCTCTCTCAAATCATTCACGTTCAGGTTCCATGTAATCCAAGATTAAGTGCTGGAGATGTGATTGAGTGTAATTTTGAAATTATATCACAAGATGAAAAAGTACTGGGAACTAAAGATGGATCTCAGAGTGGAAAATATTTAATATTAAATCTTTGTCATCATTTTTCTGATATGAAATCGCAAACATCAATGACATTAGTTCGTGATTCTTATGGTTAAATCAACTACATATAAGTAAAGTTCTAATGACAAAAAATAAGTTAGGAAAGGTCGATACTAATAGTTTTTTTCTTGCCCAAGTTGCATGTGGACAGAATGAATTTTTGAAAGATGCGACATGGGACAAGACTTATGGAAATCGAGTTAAAGTAAGAATACCTGGTATACATCCTGCTGGACCAGAAGTGCAGGATAATGATCTTCCCTGGGCAGTTGTATCAAATCCAACAACAACGGGAAATTTAAACCAACAGTCTTCTGGATTGTGGGGAGGAGAATGGGTGATGTGCTCTTATGTAAATGAACAATTGTATATAATTGCTGTTTTAGGTAAAAACATAACCGAACCGGGAATTAAAAACTGTATAAATGGCACAACTTATTTTAAAAATGTAAACAGATATAATAGTGGATTATCTCCCGGTCCTCACCAAATTATTGGTGCTAAACCAACAGGACAAGAAAAACCACCGAAGGAAGCATTTACACAAGCAACTAAAACACCCCCCGATGGTAGAGAGTTTGATGAAACTGGAAGAGAAGTTTGATGAAGTTTACCATAAATATCAGCACAGGGAGGTAATTATAGATGAAAAGGTACAGAATAACAGATGGAGAAAATGGAAGAATATATGTCAGGGTTAATATCGGTAATAATGGTGATGGACTTTGGCGTAGATTAACAAAAACTGAAGCAGACCAAATTCTATTTAATGATTTTGGTGCAGATCATTATGGCTTAGGTGCTGGTGACCCTTCTCAAATACAATTAGAGGACCTATACAGACAAGGTAAATTAACAGAAGTAACAGAAGTAACAGAAGTAACAGAAGTAACAGAAGTAACAGAAGTAACAGAAGAACCAGCATCAACAGCAACACAAGCAACACAAGCAACACAATTAGAAGTAGTAGAAGCAACACCAGAAGCAACACCAGGATCAGAAGGAAACCCAATTATAGTTAATGATTTTGGTGATCCAAATGAGGTATTAGCCAATCGATTTTCTAATGAAATAAATGGCAATCCTCAATATTCCGATACAGATTTAGAAAATCGTCAAATAGAAATAGCAAACCGTATACAAAAACTACAAAAAGCTGGAGCATCACCAGAGAACGTAGAGGAAATAGCAAAATTAGATGCTGAAGCAAAAGAAATTTCTGTAGAATTCCAACGTAGAAACATAAAAGATTGTATTACGCAACAATCAGGTAAGCCAAATGTTAAAAATACACCAGAATGTGAACAATTTACAAAGACAACAGCCGCTGCCATAAGAAAAGAAATTTACAGCGCACCAGTTCCTTTGGCAGACCCATGTGGAAAAGGAACTCTTGCGGAAATTAACAATGCACTTTTGAGTTTTATGAAAACTCTAAAGGCAATAAAAACTTATGGTCAGTTTGCAGTTAGTTTAGCTCAAAACAGAATAGCAAATATTTCTAATCTAATAAGAAATACTTCAAGTATAATTGCTAAAGTTTTAAAGACTTATATTCAAAGAATTAGAAATTGGATTATCTTAGAAATCAGAAAGCAAATAGAACCTATAATTGAAAATCTTTTGCCAACTGTTGCAAAAACATTGAAAGATATTGGTATTCAAGCTCTTGTTGATAATATTTTTTGTGCCTTTAAAAATATTGGAGAAAATTTACTTGATACTGTTGGAGAGTTTTTATTCGAACTTGCAGCTAAAGCTGTTAATGTTCCTTTTTGTGCTGCTGACCAATGGGTAAGTGGAATAATGAATAAACTAGGTGCAGACATAGAACAAGCACTTGGTCCACTTTTAGATGATGTTAATAATATATTTGGTAGTGAGTTTTTTGCCGTAACTTTACCCAATGTTTTTTCTATTATCGATCAAATTTTAGCGTTCGAATCATATCTTTGTGCAAAACCAAAATGCCCTTCAGTTAAAAGTTGGATTGGTGATCCGGCAGATGCGATTCCTGCGATTGAAGCTGCAACATTCATTCCATCAGGAGATAAAATTACCGGTTTTTTAACCGGAGAAGATTCTGATGCTGGTGTATTTGGTCCTGGTAGTGTTTTCGATCCTAATTTAGATAATGCAAACATTCCAAGTAGTTTGACGAAATGTGATACAAATCCATTTGAATGTGGACCACCAACGGTTGATATTTTTGGTGGTGGAGGTGCAAATGTTGCCGGAAGAGCTGTTGTTAATAAACTTGGTCAGATTGTGGGAGTAGATTTAGTAGACTTTGGACTTCCGACCTTGTATAAAAGTCCACCATTTGTAACTATCACAGATACTTGTGGAAATGGAAGTGGTGCATCCGCATATGCAAGAATTGATGATAATGGCAGACTTACTGAAATTGTGATGACAAACAATGGTAGTGGTTATTTAAGTGAACCTGATGGATTTGATGAGTTTGATGATCCAATAAATCGGGGAGACCAACAAGATCCTGTAAATGATTACGTTGTGTGTTTAACTGGATTTACCATTGCATCTACTGGAATTGGTTATACTATCAATGATACAATTAAAATAACTCCAGAAATAGAAAATCTTGAAGCTGCAGTAAAGATGACAGAAAATGGACAAATTGTGGAAATACAACTTTTAAATTCTGTATGTGGACTAACAGAAATTCCAGATATTGAGATTGAAAGTGAAACGGGTGATGGTGCTGTCATAGTTCCAAAACTAACCCCAGTTCTAGTCTCTGAGTTTGATGATGAAACTGGAGATACTGGAACTCAAGGAACCACTGGAGATACTGGAACTCAAGGAATCACTGGAGATACTGGAACTCAAGGAACTGGGGATGATGATGAAACCGGAACTGGAACTGGTGGTGGTAATTTAGATCCAAATGTTCCTAGACTTAGTATTGATCCAAATGCTGTTCCGACTATTTCTATTGATTCATTTACGAGAAGAGTATTGAATCCAAAGACCCGTCGAGAGGTTATAACACGATCCAGAATTGCTGGAGATGATGAATTGAAATTTACAACTTCGAATGGGCAAATAAATATCATCAGAGTTATTGATTGTGTAAGATAAATGGCAACCAAAAAACCTGAATATGTTGTCTCCAATAATGCATATGGAAAAATGTTTTTTGGTCCTGGTGGAGAGAAGGATACAAAAACTGAATATAATTTAAATACATCGTGTGGATATGATGAAATTATTACCAATGATGGTAATAAGGGAAATATTATTCCCGGAAGTCATTATGAGCATATTTTAGGAAATAAACCTATTGATGATAGAAAAATAAAAGAAGAAGGAAATGTAACTAAGCTCATAAGACTTGAAAATGGAGATTTGGCAATTACATGTGTGGGGGGAGATATCAGATTAAAGGCAAAAAACGTCTATATAGAGGCAACTGGTGAGGATAATAATGGATCTTTCATGGTTTTTGCAAATGAAGCAATTACCATGTCTGCTGGAGAGATGATGACTTTAAATGGTGCAAAAATGTGTATTTCGAGCACTGATTGGATTGCACTACATGCCAATGGATTTCTTTATCAATTGTGTGCTGATGTAAAATCTAATAGTCCATTCGGATCTCTTCCCACTCTTCCAGGTGGTCTTAAAGATTTATTAAATGGTATTGCTTTAGGTTGTAAATAGGAGTAAAAAATGCAGGAAAAACTAGTATGTGGTTCTTTAGATGTTGCCAATCCAATTTTAGGAAGTGCTCTTAATTGTCCTAAATTCATTTGGGAACCGGGATCACTTGCGGCACACAAAGGGCATTTTGGACAAGGTGCATTATTAACACCTTATACAGGATCATTAGTTGTTGGTCCTTCGGCAACTGCACCATTTTCAGTTAATGTCACTGGATTAATTCAAGTGACAGGAATTCGTAATATTACTGGTGCTGATGTAAAAGTAGGAACCAGTATATCTTTAGGAGCACTTGAGGCAAAATATAATGCAATTTCTCAGACAATTACAGGTGTAATCTCACATATCACTCCTGCAGCTAAAGAAACAACTCCAAAAAGTTCAAATGTTGCCGCAAAAGGACACTTGAATGGAT